GCCCCTCCCAAAAGTACTCTTTTCGTCGCAAGAGCAACCTTTCACCACTAAATGACTCGGTCTTCAACCCAGATGACTCTGGTGTGGTCCGAACCAATCAAGCCTGACTGATTCTTTTTATTTTTATCGTCCGTAAGTGGACACGGCTCCCCAGACTATGCTTACTCTCACGTTTCCGGTGCTAGTTCCTGATTTTCTTTCACCAGGCCTCACTCCCCAAGTGTCTCTCTGCCAAGAGTTTCACCTAGTTCACTCACCGTCATCAACGCTACCATACACATAGCCCAAGAATTATAATTTTACAACACGTCCATCCAAACCCTTACACGGCCGGTTACCGCCACAGCGGATACCCCAATTGCACATGTCCCTTTACCTAATTGTGACCTACCACACCTAAAGTCGCAACCAAGTATAGAGACTAGCGCTTCTCAGAATATCTTATGTCATTGGACCATCGTCGTAACGACTTTGACCAATTTAGCATCATATCAACTCGAAGTGTGAATTAGATGCGGCGGCTCTCTCATGTACCCTTTCACTTAAACCATATATCGAGGAAGGACTTTGCCGGGGACGCGAATTGACCCAGTCGATTTCCACTGGCTTGGTTGGCCAGGTCAATCGTAGAGTTTATCTGTCCCTTGTGCTGCCCGATCCACTTAAAAATGTCCTTAATGTGGAACGGGTTGGAATGCACTTGCGGCACTCTCGACTGGATCTCCAGTGCGTACTCAAATGTTCTCCGGTTGTGGTCCGGAAAAGACATAGGGTGCCACACTGAATTATGCCGATACTGAACATCACTGAACACAGTCCAATAACCAGCTCGACCATCCGCAATGGGAATGGTCAGACAGATGGCCAGGTAGTCGCTATCGGAGTCAATCGTGTAACTTGAGGGGCTGGTGCCACCATCAGAGTCACCGACCTCGAGGTACTCCCAATCCAGGGGATCCGTAGATTTCCAGAATATGTGAATACCATCGGTTGCTTCGATGCGATCCGCTCCAGGTCGATTCGCGAGATACTGAAATCCCTGCGTCATGATCCAGAGCGGGTCAATGTTGCTCGGTACCTGCCAGGCGGCAGCGTATCCATTACGGCTGAGAGGTGGAGCCGTGTTGGAATACATCAAGTTGAGCGCTGGGAAGCGCACCTTCTCAATGACATCCTCCACGTCCTCCCAGTCCGCGAGACACAGCTGCCGCAGACATGGTTTAGCGGTGTTAACCAGGTGAAGTTCTCCTGCAGTAACAGCCTGATCGAAACGGATGTTTCCAACCATAACGATCTGGAAGTCAACTGTCATGGAACGAGTTGAGTCGTTCTCCTGAACGAAGTCCTTCAGGTGATAGGATACTGCGCCAGAACCGTCCGTAGTCTGCGTTCTGACGTAGGTGATCACTTCGTCTCCTCTGAGGATATCAACAGAACACTTCGTCGCCGTAGTTGCGGGAAGCCCGTTCATGTTGATATATTGCTCCACAGAGGAGGGAAAGAAGCGTGTTCCTGAACCTTGTCCTGATTTAGGGACCCCGGCGTACAAGATGGGCCCATGAGCTTCAAACCCCGTATTCCAGATGAAGTAGTCAACAACGGTCTCGTCATTGGCTACCCAATCATTGGTGCGGGTCCCGCTGTCTGTGACTCCGATGTAATCGAAGGTTCGATTTGTTGCATCATAGAATCGCAGAGAGCAGCGAGGGTCGCGATGAGCGAATCCCCACTGTTCTTCAACGGGCACTCCAAGAGCGTCCACATTTGGTACCGCTGTGCTTGAGGGGCACGCGGGTTCAACCATATAAGGAGTGCTCGAGGCTGTTGGGAAGCTTGAGTATCCATCTTGGACTCCGTATGAAGGGTACATGTTTGGGCAGCACAACTTTTTGGCAAGCTCGACAGCTTTAGCTCGTTCGACTTCGTGCTCAAGAGCGACGGATTCGACGGCTTTGTTGATTGAGCTGGCTGTTTTGTTGCCGTGCTCTCGGGTGATTGCACGGTTTGCTGCTTTCTCGGCTTTTCCGGCTGCCTTTGCCGCCTTTTGAGCAGTTTTTGCAGCCTTCTGAGCTGAGGAGACGGATTTGGAGGGTTGCTTTTTAGCGTTTCCATTTGGCATGTTTGCGCCCGGGCGCGAACTTTTTCACCACCAGAGGAGCTCGTAGTGGTGTTCTGATTTACATGTTTGCATGGTGCACAGAACCATCATTCAGGGCTTGCGGCCGATTATTAGTCGGCCACCCCGTACTATGTTCGTGCGCTGCAATCACAACTCGAGCATCAGGTGGGATCGGTCAAGTATTTGTCGAAGGCGTTCCTTTTCAAACGCAACAACGTGGACAGCCAATTCAGCTGCTTTTGACAACTGACTCGACGATTCCAAGCCTAACCATCTTCTCTGACACTCTCGCTGCGACGGCACATGGTACCAGTCGTCTTCCTTGCCCACCAACCACTCAGCGCCACGGCGTATCGCGTCATCGGCCACAGTTTTCGCTATGGCAAACAACGAATCGTCGAAAGCTGCATTGTCCATAAACGATACAGCGCGCTGAAGGGTAGTATTTACATCTCGCGGTCCATCAGGCCGAGTCAAACCATGATAGAACTTTTGTTTGCGAGCAGGGACAGGGACTCCGTTTCTGAGTTCCATACCAAGCAGGGACATGCCCTCGAGGGATTCAGAGACCTGGTCTTCCTCTTCAGAAAGTTCCAGGCCAAGCTGCGCATACGACTTCACTCGCTCTTTCGAGTCCGCTACATGAACGTATTGAGCATCAACGCACGCTAAATGATCATCGCAGTAAAGCTTCGCCAGAACGTGTTGGGACATCCTACTGACCGGTTCATCAGTCACACGCAACCAATGCCACGCTAATGCTTCCTCATGTACGAAGGTCCCATCGTTACTCGTCGGGTAGGCACCTGATGGCATTCCGGTTACCTTTCGTATGATCTGTCCATTTGGAAGCAAAATGTAGGTGTGGGTCATGTGTTCGTAGATGTGTGAGGTGACACGTGCAAACTTCTCCTGGGGGACTGACACGTTGTCGTGACATTTCATTCGCCACTCACGAGCGCCATAGAGGAGCATGTTGGTCTCACATGAATCCATGCGGACCACATCACCCTTCCAGAATCGCCCACCATGGACCGCATGGTTCCGATAGCGGTCGAATAGACGGATGAAACCACCATCTCTCAAATTAGCACCGACGAGACTGTAGCAATTGCTCAGCACATCGGCACCCATAAGATCGACTTTCAGGTTCATATCTTGCATGTATCTTGCCTGCAGAAGTACTTCGTCCATAGGAGGAACGGTGAAACCGCGGATCCCGGCCACACCATCTTTCATCTTCTTCTCCTTTAAGAGTTCAATCTTGCCATTTTGTTTATACAGAGGCGATGACGACACCTCATAACCCTCGTCTGCATACCAGGTGAGATAAGAGCGCAGCTGGTGCCGCGCCGCCTTCTTATTCTTACAACCTAGCATCTTAATCATAGGGCCAGGGGAGGTATCAGGTGTATACAGAACTTCATCCATAGACACGACCCTCGTTTGTCGCCATAAAGGAGCGTAGAATTCCATCACAGTGGGGAGTACTTCTTCACGCCATCGAACAGCAATTGGCATATCTGGGAAAACGTCATCTCTATCATACTTACGCAAAGACTCTAGCACATTGAAGTGCGAAGGGGTCGCTATTCCATAGGCTGTCGGCTCATAGTCCGGAGCTCTATCTTTTACGATCCTTTCCACGACAGGATCAGTGTCGAGCCGCCCTTGCGTCGTAACTGGCAGAGAGTCGGTCTTCTCGATAAAGCCAACCGTGTGGATGAACTTGCTAGCTTTATAGGTCGGGAGGGAAAACTGGGTATGCGAGCGAACCATATTTTCCCAGGCGGGTGGGGCTTTTAAGGCTTTCCAACCGCCTTCTGCCCCTTTAAAAAAGGCAGATCCGCGGGCACAATTGGTGCACAAAGGTTTCCAGCTTTCGAATTGCCAGCAAGATGAACGCCGACAATCGGAAGTGAGCCTTCAGATAGCAATCGCCATCCTGCTCCACTGGAGCCATAATTTGTGCTGATCTTGGCTACATTGGTGTGTGCAGTGCCAGCGGCATGCATGTGGACTCCTCCGGGATACCCACTAATCACAATGTTCACACCTTTCACCCAGTCACCACTCGGAACTTCTTCCCAAGCTTTCACGGGGACACACGGAATTGCTTGCCAGGCGGTCTCATGGCCCTTTTTAGGGGTCAACAAAACAACCTGATCCGTAATCCCTTGGACAGTAACATCACGGACATAAGCGACATGGTCAAATGCCACCTTGTTTCCGGTGTACTCATTCCAAGCTGAGATCTCAAATCCAAGCGGACCAACTGCTAAGGGTTTCGAGCTAACTCCATGACCAATGGTCAGGAGCCCGCCAGGCACACGATGTCCACTTGCGACACCGGCGGGACCCGAAATTTTCAGGTCACCCTTAGAGACGTTGCCGGGGACAAGAGGGCTACCAGCATGCTGAAATTGGGCGAGATATACATCATCACCATCTTTCAGGCAGTGGATATGCCATTTTGCCTCGGTCGCCTCTCCTCCTTCCTTATCACTCTCCTTCGCAACCTTTGCGGGTGCGCAAGTTTTGAAGTGAGTGCACTGAGCAAATCCACAGTGATGATTGCATGGGGTGAATCCACTGCTCTTGACCTTACCGGCCTTTACAGAGGGACACTCGGATACATGAATGCACTGCATTTTATCATCAGCCTGCTTCGCTGTCGGCTGCTTTGGGCTTGGTAGCTTTGGCTTCGCCGGAGTTTTGGCAGGAGGAGGGGGAGGTGGGGCCTTTGGCACCGCCGCCTTGGGCTCTGCAGCTTTGGGAGCAGCCTTGGGTGTCACCACCTTTGGCACTTCTTTAGGCTGTTCGGCCTTTGGCTTTGGGGCCTCAGCAGACTTGGGCGCGGGCTTCGCTTTTGGCTGAGCAGGAACCTTTGCTTTCGGCTGCGCAGCAGATGCCCCTTTTGGCACTGCTGGGCTGGGACACTCAGCGGGCAAGTGACCAACCTTTTTGCATTTCTTGCAGACGTGCTCGGATGTCTTATGGGTTGGTGACCCACAGGCACAACGGTGGGAGGAGCCAAAATTCGCTTGAAGCTCATCTTGAGTCATTTCTTCCGTTTCCGAGACTACCACTGACTGAGTTTCTTCATCACTATCAGCCGGGCACTCAACACCATCATCCACATCAGAATCCGAAAACTCCGAGGGATCCATGGTGCTAAACGCTGCAATAAGCGCATTCAGGAATTCATCGTCAACAACAAAATCGTCACCTTTGCAGGCGGGGTATTTGGTTTCCATGATTTCCCGAACATTCTCTGGAACTTTCTCGAACCAAATAGTTGTCTTCTTCACCTTAATTGGCGCCGTTGGTACGAGCGCAATATCGGTAGAGGTCTGGGCAGGGGGGGCAGGCTGCTTTACCGCCTCCTTGGTAGGAGGGGCGGCAGTGTCTGCCTCTTTGGGAGCCTTGGTAGGCTTCTCAAATTTTACCACTTTCCCTTTCCCCAAAGGAACCTTGGTTTTCGAAACCACTTTCTTTCCAGGAACGGCCTTCTTCACTTTCGTGGAAGACTTGATACCTAACCATGATAGGGCAGTATCCGACCATGCGTGTGGCTCGAGCGCGTGTGGTTTGACAATCCTTCCGGCGTCATCCACATCATCGTAATCATTTCCATAATCACGATCATCATCGCTCGGGTACTCGCGCGGGTCATCAAGGGCAAAATCATCATCAAAGTCGTGTACACGATCATCATCCCATCGCTTCTTAGACTTTCCTGAGGCGGCAGAGCCGACTGTCGTGGACGAACCACCGTCGGATTGCTTTACCTCAGTGTGAGCCTTAGGTGCTGGGTGAAGATTGTCCACACAAACCTTACATGAGCCCCAATGCATACAATCCTTCCCTCCACAGTTCTTATTGCAGTCAAAGATAGTGCTTCGCATTTTCTTCGGGCAAGTAACTGGGTGGAAACACTGCTTTTTCCCGTTTCCAGGTGCAAATTCACAGTGTCCATTGTGACTACAATCGGAGCCGCCACACGCTTTATTGCAGTCAACGATTTTACTCGCCTTCTGCTTAGGACATGTTTTGGCGTGATAACATTGCCCCTTCGCCTTGGCCTTCTTGGACTTGTACGAGTTTTCACTCGGAATTCCAAAATAGAAACCAGCGACGAAGGCGACCATCGCGAGACCAATATCTGGTCCCCAGTTGAGAGCCAACTCACGCATTTGCTTAACGCGAGAGGCAAACCAACCACTATCCTTGGAAGGATCATGGTTAGCCCCACCGAGACCAGTACGATCACCATTAACACGGCCATTTTGTTGCTCTACAATCGTTCCATCGGGCTGAAGCTGATTGTATGCCGCCTTGGTCTCCTTCTCTTCAGCTTTCTCCATCGCTTTGTCTTCGGCTTGAAGCCATCGCCAAAGTGAGTGAAAGGCATTGACGTTAGAGATCATCTTAGCAATACCATCAAGATCAACACCTGGCAACATTGCAACAGTAGCGCCAATCGCAGTAAACAGCGAAGCGAACCTAAGAACCCTAGCGAACGAATCCGAGGAAAGAGTCTGTCGACGCAATCCTGGTCGTCGTAGGGAATAGAGCCACCCACAGCCGTAACCGGCAAGACCGGCGACTCCTGCAACTGCCAGACGGCGGCGAACGATCGGTAAGGTGACATAATGCCACACCAACCGGCCGAACGTCTTCGCCCAGCACCAGGAGAAGAAGAATCCGAAACAGACGTACCACAGCATCCACCGAAATGAATGGCTGATGCACAGCCAAGCGAACTTGAATGGCACCTTTACCAACTTCACTCCGGTTTCGCCGAAGTACTTCAAATTATCGAACGCCTCGTCCGCCGCATCCTTAGAATTACGTGCCGTAACACGCAACTCCTGAAGATACGTTTCATCCGCCTCACTTAAGGAGTATCGAGAAGTTCCCTGCGCCGGGTGGCTAACAGGTACATCTCGCCCCCCGTCAGCGGGTGGACTAGGAGCAACGGTAGAGGGATTGACTGAATCAATCCTCTCAACAGGTGCGGAAATAGCTGGAGTAACAGTGGCAGCTGTTGGCTCCAGTGTAGAACCGCGAATGAAAGATGCGCTGATGTGCGGG